GACGACGTATCCCATCGAAGCCGCAATTGAAGTTGCTGTGGCACCGCTTAAAGTCAACGTCGCCAATGGCGTTGCACTGGCAAGGGTGCCACCCGTCAAATCCCAGATATTTAATTGCGCATCACTGCCAGCAGTCTCGACAGTTGCGAGCATCAGCGAGGTCCAGACTGCCCCGTTGCTGAAATAGCCGTTCCACGACATGCCATCCACGCTTGGACCGACGAGGCACATATCAATGAAGTTGGCATTCGATTCGACAATGCCACTTATCGCGGACGTATCAAGACCTTCAAATGTGCCGTCGCCAGTCACAATCAAAGCATCTGCGGACTCATCCCAAAGCAGCTTCTTGCCAGCAGTCGCACCGAAAAAGGTTACGTCATGCCCCGTATCATCGACCCCTACGGTGACTGTGCCGTTTGACTGAACTCCACCAACAGCAAGTGTGCCAAGCTCATAAACGACAGCCCCAGAACCAAGACCATCAGCAAAAATCATTTTTGTTTGGCCAGCCGGGATTGCGACATTGGCACCTGACCCTTGTGTGAATGTCAGAGTGTAGCTTGTCGCATTCTCCATGATCCACATTTTAGAACTGGTGTTAGGAAGCAGAGTGACTGTGCAAGCCTGGCCGCCACCAGTCAGCTTCAGGTACATGCTGCGGTCTGCATCAGAGGAACCGTCTGCGATCGTTATGTTGTCAGTTGATGCATTGGCGATGGCTCTCGTCCCATAGCCTAATGCCTGGCCAACCAGCTCGAGGTTAGTATTTGTTATGTTTCCCCAAGTTCCTGACTTTTCGCCAGTCGCCATTTCCTCCAAGCGGAGGTTATTTACATATGTGCTTACCACAGGTTTCTCCTAGCTCAATCAATTCGTATGATTGCGTTTGCCCCAGCAGCAGGGAAAACGATCTTGAATGTTCCGCCAGTAACTGTGAAGTCGCCGCCAAAGGCTAGAACTGCGATCGCCTTGTCACTTGCACTGTCGTTATAAATTAAGGCTCCGTTGGCGGTGAATGTTGCACTGGTCCACGAAGGATCTGCAAAATCAACATAGGCTGTGGTACCAGTAGTAGCGATTGTTGCACTGCCTAGAGTTTCCCCGCCAGCGCTGTAGCCTGTCCCGCTGATCTCGTTAGTGGCTGAGTATGCAGTGGTGCCAGCCCCAAGAGACGCAGAGCTGGTGTAAAGAGCGATCTTGATCGTATCTGTATCAAGATCATGCTCTTTGTTAAGAAGCTGCTGCTTGAAGCTGGTGCACATTGCTTGAGATATTGCCATTAGATGCCTCCGTTGTATTCAGCTGTGTAGTCTCTTGCCATCTCTTGCTGGAAAAGCTGTACAGCCTCATCAAATTGAGTTTTGTATAAGGTTAATGTTTCCCCTGCTTTTAGGAAAGCAGATGCTTCATACAAGCAAGCAGACAAGAGAACATTTTCTGCGTTGTCGCCAATCCAGCTGTTGGCGTTTGAAGAAGACAGGCCAGTGGCTGGGGCGATGAAATCAGCTTGGTAAGCGTAAGTCGCGTCTGGCGTTGGAGCCAACGTCAGCACCGTCCCTGATGTGCTTGCTGTTTTGGTGCTGTACATTATAGGTGTGCCGGTTGTGCCTGAATTTGGCCAGTAATCTCTGAGGTAAGAATCAATCTTGTGATTGAGATAAGAGACATTGCTTGAGTTTGTTATTGACACTTGCCTAACCATCCGGGCACTTGCCACCGTGTAATCAGCAGTCCCGACTATCAAATTTCCGGTCGCAATCTGCCGGAAACAGGGGAGATTTGGGAGTCTCTGAAAAATCATTTCTTCAGACTGACCAATGATTTCATCAATGGACGCTGCGAATTCAGTGCCGTCATCCTCAAGGAATTCTTTGATGTTGGCTACGAGTGTCGTGTAATTCATCAGTTACCCCAAGTCCCAGAACCCCAAGTCCCAGCGCCCCACTCCTGATTAGTGGTGATAGACTCAGTCCCGATCGCGCCAGTGCCAGCAACACCAGCCTCTGTAATCGAGGCTTCTGGTATTTCCGTACCAATGGCACCTGTACCTGCGACCCCTGCCTCTGTAATCGAAGCCTCCATGGCCTCTGTACCGACAGCGCCAGTGCCAGCCAACCCAGTCTCAAGGAAAATTGCATCGGCGATGATCGCTGCGAGAGTCCCGATCGCGCCAGTACCTGCAACTCCAGTCTCGATGATCGCAGTTTCTACTGCAACTAGATCTGGGAAGCCGACATTGCCAGTGGCGTGAATGCCAATCCCAGGCCTGTCTCTTGGGTCAGCAAAGATGTCGTAATTATACCCGACAACAAATTCAACATTTTCAGGATCGTTGTCTGGGCGAGGCTTAAATAATGCAACCGCATCAATAACGTTTTTCGCAGGAGTTAGCTGCGGATGCTTAGGCTCCCAGTCTTCTGGCTCAACTCTGAGGCCATCCCAAGTAGTTTTTAGCGAAGTGTACGGGACTTTGAACCCAGACCTGTCACCTATGGCCTGAGATTTCTTGCCCCTTGCGTATCTTGTCGCCATCAGGAGAGGTTCATCGACATTGGACGAATTCTCATAGAGACATTGTCGTCATCAGTTGCCGCAGCAAGCTCAAAAGCCCTGTCATAGACCTGAGAGAGCACAGAATAGCGATCTGGGGCATATTTCAACGACAATTTGCTGGCAAGCCCGGCACATATGCAATCTGCCCAACGATAAGGGACATCTGCATCTTGATTTGATGCGGTTATGTCCTCAAGTTGGTTCATTGACCAATAAACAAGACTGTAATCGGTGTTATCAGGAACCTGCCAGACATAAATGACTGGAGTGTACTGCTTATCGATCATGTACTGGCTAGGCTTGCCAGAAGAAGTCTTGTTTGGAAGCTGGTTGTAATCAGCAATGCTTACCCGCTCCAGAGAAACGTCCGATATGGTCGATCCAGAGGAGTCTCTGACAACGACATCGATCAGATCGATTGTTCCTACAGGCAGAGCATAAGAGATGGTGTCTGCTGAAAGCGAGAGTGTGTTGTTCTGGACAGTCCAGTAATTTATGCCTCTGTTAGACCACTCACTAAACAGCAAGTTGAGGCTTCTTCTGGCCGATACTGCTTGGTAGCCAGTATTTGTCTGGCTATCAATGCCGCACCGCTCGTAAGCCTCTGCAATTATCTGCTCAACGTCTGGCCGGAAAGCGACTGTGCCTGATGTTGCCATCTCATGACCTATGCGTAAAAGAACGTCATCATGTCAATGGTGCCAACTGTGTATTCGACTACAGCACCATCTGCGAAGAGTGCACCCTCGTCGGGAATGTTCATGTTGACTGTCGCGTTATCAGTGCCAATGGTTCTGGCTTTGAATAGGACAGTGCCGCTCTCAGGCGTTCCATCGTAAAAACTCACGACACCCGCAGAGCCAGCAGAAACAATGGAGGTTGACTTGAGGCGAACTCTGCCAGCAAAGATTGCTTGTGCTGCGCCAGTTGTCATTCCCACAGAAACATTCCCGGCATACTGCGCCGAGCAGGTTGCAGAACTAACTGTGAGAAAATACTTAGTGCCAGCGACAGACTCTGCAGACCCTGTTGAAGTTATTACTTCTGTAAGTGAATTGCCGTGGGTGTCTGTCCCGACTATGGTGACAGTCTTGCCATTGTCACTTGTCCCGGCTGTCGTAACTTGAAGAAGTCTAGCCCCACCAGAGGCAAACGAGGTGTTGGCAAGGGTGAATGCTGTATCTGGTCGGGCAGCTGCTGCAATAAAAGTTGTTGAGGCAGCAACCTCATCACTGATTGTGATCGGCTTTACATCAGACTGGATCGACATATTTCAACTCCTAGTGAGGCAGGGCACGATGGCCCTGCCCCATAATTCCGACCTACTCGAAGATGACCCGGCTGATGCTTTGATAGTGGACACCAACAGCTTCCGCTGCTGCTGCACCAGCTTCAATCCCAACGTAAGGAATTAAATCAACATCATCCGTCAACGCTCCGGTGCGAGTGGTGCCGGTGGTCACGGCAGTGCCACCAGTAGAACCCGAAGTGCTCGTGACATTGTACTGAATGCCATTGACGAAAATTGCCGCCTGACGAGCTGAATTGATTTGAATTCTCAAGTGATAGATCGTATTTGCAGCAACAGTAATCGGAAGTTGGCTGATAAAATCAGTCCCACCGATGCTGTGGACAAAGTGGAGCTTGGTGAAGTCAGTAAACGCCTCACTGTTTGTCGCATCTGTCTGAAACTTGAAATACGCCTGATCGTCATCAGTTGCTACAAGCTGATCATTCGTGAGCTTCAACCCAGCCCATAGTTTCTGATTGTCGATCGCAGTTGTGCTAATCGAGCACTCCCAGTCAACCTGATTCTCTGTGCCCCATTTTGTCACCTGCCAAGCGGATTGATTGGTGTCAAGGTGAGGTGCCAGGATCGCCTGATCTTCATCAGCTGTAGCAGTCGTCATAAGAATGCCAGCGGATGTGGTGTTAAACGTGCACAGCGCAGTCGTCATGTTCGTGCCGAGAACTTCAAAGTTCCGGTTGGCGATGGCTCGGGCGATGATGATCGCGTCGTTGGCTGCTGCCGTGGCATCAGCATCTGTCAGCGGCGCTGAAGCTACAGCATTCAGTGCTGGGCGCTGCGGAAAGGATTCGTAAAGGTAGTAACGGCGAGTGTCATGAGCCGCATCACCACTTTGGGTGCGGTCTGAAATAAGACCCGTTGTCGAGTCTTTACTAATTAGCTTGAATTGATTTTCGGAGCGGACTGGGCCGCTGAAAGTAGTAGTACCCATTGAAATCTCCTGTCTGGGCTAGTCAGCCGAAGCTGTCAGGGAAAAAGGGGGAGAGTTGCCCCTCCCCCATCTCAGTATTTAGGCAGCACCTTCAGTTCCGAAAATGCCACGCCAATCGGTAAACCCGAAAGAGTAGCGTTCACGAACCTTGTAGCGCACGTTGCCAGTCTCGAAGTCGCCTTCCATGCCCTTTTTAAGAGCGGCACGTTGGAAGTGCTTTAGGCCATCAGGAACATCCGTCGCAACGAAGAATGAATCTGAATCAGTCAGACGACGCATAACGTGATAACCCTTGGGCAAGTAGCCACCAGAGCGGATCGCGTTAATGTCATTGTCCGCCGTACCTGTGCGAAGCTGCGACTCAAGCAACCGTTCTGCAACAAACGAGTATGCAGTCGGGATGACCAGCATCTGACCCTGAGCGGCGATGCGGAGACCGCGATCGTCTTTCATGTCAGCAATCTGGATCAAGATTTGCTCAAGTGAAGTTTCGGACAAGTCAGCAGCAGTCGCCAATGTGTTCGACTGGCTGCCAGAGCGGGTCGGATGTGCGGTGTTCAGTAGCGAAACCCCGTCACCTCCGGTTGTGCTCGTCGCATTATTAAGGACATTTGCAGCCTTAATTTCTTTGGTCGAAGCCATCGACCGCGCGAGGGCCTTGGCATACCGAGCGGCGATAGAACCATAAAGTCCATCCTCCTCAGCTTCCTCTGTGATAGAGAATGCAAGCGCAACCGTCTCATGCTGATAACGGGCAGTCCATTGCTGGGAAGCCGAATCATAAGAGACCGATGCACCTTCGTTCTTCACAGGGGCAGCGCCAAAGCCTTCCAAAAGGACATCTTCTTCATATGCCTTCTGAGAGCTGTTTGCCGAGAATACAGCGGAGTATTCCGGTGGGTAAGAGTCGTACTCGAGACCAAAAAGGGTGTTCAAACCCGGCTCGAGCATTTTAGCGAATTGTGCTCTATTCATAGCCATGTTTCATACCCTCCTAGATGCCAGCGACATTTGTGCCAAGAAGGTGTTCGTTAATAGTCACCTCCATGACAGCATTCGCACCGAACGCATTTTCTGGCGAATCGTAAAGCGCAATGATCTTGCATGTAGCAATGCCATTAGACATTGTGCCACTCAATTCGAAACCAGATTGGCCGGTAGTGGTTGATCCAGCTCCTGCAACAACATCACAACAGTTGCCGATGTTAGTTTGAGCAGGAGATCCAGCCGACTGCGCCTTAAACACAATGTACGGATCATCGTAGATATAAGCGATGATGTTCGTAGCAGTTGTGCCCGAAGGCCAATACTGGCTGTAGACGTAAGAGCCATCAGAAGCGGTATAAGAAACCCCTGCAAACACACCGATGTTATTTACCTCAGTAGCAGTGTGAGGTGTAACAACACCACCAGACGTAATAATGCAGAGGTCACCCGTGAAGATGTTCTCAGCAAGTGTGCTGGTGATAGTGTATTTATTTGCACGAGGTGCATTCCCACTCATGTGGCGAACCGGGACGAACCCGAAAGCGGCATCAGCGTTTGCCATTTGTTCACTCCATTTGAGTTACATCAATCATCCATAACCGAGACATCCCGGCCACGGCTCGTAGAAGACTTCCTCTCTTGATAGATTGGAGAGCCTCCTGCTCTTCCCACGGCGTCAAGCTCTCCAGGAATTGCTTGGTTCTGATCGTCGGATTTGCCACGGTAGTATTCTTTCATTTTACCGAAAGTTTCTTTTGGCATCTCGCAAAGGATCATTCCTTCAATTCCAATTGAACCAGTCCACTGCCCATGATTGATAGTTGGGAATCTCTTATCGCTCACTGAGTCTGCGGGGCGAGGATTCCAGCCAGCGCGCATACGTTTGTACACGTTGTCTGGAGTGTCTTTACCCTGAATCGAGGTAGCAATCCACCGCTGAACCATTCCGGGACGAGGGTCCGGGGCATCCAGCAGCGACGGCGGCTTCCATGAAGTCTGAGGACGAGCCTCATCTTCACGAGTTTCCTTCTTGGATTCTTTGGCTCTGACATTTCTTGCTTCGGTCATGACTAGCTCCTTCTCTGCTGACGAACTTCGGCTTCGTATTTTTTGAGACCGACTTCGTCAGTAATGCCGAGTTCTCTTGCCATCCTAAGCTGGTCGTTAGTCATTCGAATCCGATTCCCTTTATAAGTAGGCCCACCTGCAGTTGGTGCTACTGGAGATCTGCTTTTTGGCTTACTTTTTACAGGTTCACTTCCCGAGCTTAGTTCCGGGAAAACTGAAAGTAAACGGTTATTCAGTTGCTCGTAATAACTGTCGGACTCTTTGTCGTACCCTTCAAGGTCCAACTGCACATCAATTGCCCGAGCTGCAGCAGTTTCCCGCTCAAACCCGGAAGAGTTGAACCAGCGATTTTTCTCCCACCAGTCCATTGCTTTTTTAGGAGTTGGTGGCTCTGCAGCTGCTCTTTCTGCTTTTCCAACTGTTGGTGACTCAGCCTGTGCAGCTCTTTGTCTGCTCTGCAGCTCTGCAATCCTGGCTGATGCTCGCATGTCTGTTAGCTGCTCTGTGAAGTCGAGTTGGGCTTTTGTGTCGCCTTCCTCAAATGCCTTCATGAGAGCTTCTCGTGTCTCATTGTAGCGGGTTTGAAACTCATTCTGAGCTTGCGTTTGAGCCTGTGTCGCAGTCCCTTGCTCAAGCCTTTCAAGTCGCGCCTTCAGCTGCGCAGTTTCCTCTTGATTTTTCCTGGCTTGAAGCTCTGCAGCTCGCCTTTGATCAACGAGCTTTTTTATGCGCCGTTGAACTTTCTCTCCATAATCGGCTTCCTGCTCTGGCGCAGCTTCTTTCTCTGGCTCGGGTTCCGGCTCTTGCTCCGGCTCTTCAACAATCTCAATCTCGAGCGGCTCTTCGCTGCCAGCCTTGCGGATGGTTTCTGCGATCTCCTGCTCGACCTGCTCGACTGCCTCGTTTTTGTCTTCTTCCATGGCTCAACCCCTATTCCAAATACGCAGTGACATTGGCGCTGGCAGGAAGGACAGATGTGATCTCATCATCATTGAGAATTAACAGCTTGACGCCATCAATGATGATCTTCTGTCCGGCGTACTTCCCGTAGGTGATGCGATCACCAGCGGAAGGCCACTTGCCTTTCCAGCTTTCACCAGTCTGTCGATCCCGGTAAGCAAGCTCACCAAGGCGCAGCAGGGTGCCATGAGCAGTAAGATACTCCTCGTTGTCCATGGCTTGGGATGGAAGAAGGATGCCACCCTTCGTTTTTGTTTTGGCTTGGTTGGGCTGAACTAAAACTTTCCAGCCAACGGGGTGGGGGAGTTGATGAGAGCCAATTTTTGCTTCGCTCTCTTCATCAACAATAATTTGGTCGACATGCTGACGGGGCATGATTAGTCGTCTCCTTCATTTATGTTTTTCAATGTTTCATCGATGATGTCACAGGCTTGCTCTAAGCCTTCTGCCACACCGACATTTCTGTGATAAGCCGAGAGGTCGCTCATGCGACCCTCAACCATCTCAGTCGCTATTGCCTTCTTCTGCTTTTTGATCGACAGCTTCATCTCTCTCAGCAGGTCGCTCAGTGTCATCGCTTGACCCTTTTGCTAGTTCAGCCTTGCCATTGAGTGAGACACCCGTGACGAAAACTTCAACATCTTTGGTCATTAGTACGTCCTCTTCTT